CGGCGGCGGCGGCGGCGGCGGCGGCGGCGGCGGCGGCGGCGGCGGCGGCGGCGGCGGCGGCGGTGGAGCAAGTTGCTTCACAGGTGAAACCTTAATTACTATGGAAGACGGATCTACTAAAAGAATAGATGAAGTAGAATTAGAAGACATTGTAAAAAGTGAAAAAGAATCTTCAAAAGTAGTGGGAATTGACATACATAAAGGAACCTTTACAGTATATTCAATAAATGGTAATAAATCATTTGTTACGGCAGAACATCCATTTAAAACAACAGAAGGATGGAAAGCAATTGATCCTTTAGAAACCTTTAAAAAACATAAAGTAGAATCTACAACATTAAAAATAGGTGATATTTTAATTACAAAAGAAGGAAATGAAGAAGTAAAATCAATTGAAGCTTCTACAGAAATAATAAATGTAGTTTATAACTTAAAATTAGACAATGAACATATTTATTATGCTAATGATTATTTAGTACACAATACTAAGGAAGTAGGAGATGATAGACCTGATGAATTAGATGATTTTGAATTTGATTATGATTGGTGGATAGATGAGAACTCTGAAGTTTCGAAAAGTAAAAAATTAAGAAAATTGTTAGAAAAAGATTTAAAACCAAAATCTAAAGAACAAAAATTAAGAGAAGCTATTAGAAAAATTATAAAAAACCAAAAATGAAAAAATCTCTTCCAGATAGGTTTAAAGAATTAGCAGGAATAAAGCCCCTAAGGGAACAAGGGGCTCCTGTTGATCAACGTACTAAAGAATATGTTGAATTTTATGATTTAGAAGATCTTCAAGATCGTTTAGAACAAGTCTACAGAGAAATGGAACAAGAAGCTGAACCTGAAGGTGGTCCTATAGCAGATGAATATGGAGCAGAAATTGAAGCAATTGAAAATGCTATTAGAATAAAGAAAAAAGAACCAACAAAAGGGGGATTATCATACGATGAAGTATATCTTAAAGATAAATTAGTTGGAATAAAAGATGCATATAAATATGAGGATGGTGAAATTACAATTTATCCAGATTTAGGTTCTCTTCAATATAAAAGTAGATCTACTCAAGAAATATTATTTAAAAAGGATAGAGGAGAATTACAATTTCTTAGAGCTTTTGGATATGAAAAAACATATTATGCACTTAAAGATGTATTACCTGAACTGGGTCAAATGGGGGATTCAAGTTATTCAGGATTTATGAATGTAGGTGTAGATGATCAACCTATTCCTGTAGATATAAACACAGCATTAGAAATGATAAAAGCTATGATAAAAGGAAGAGACGCAGAATCAAAAGCTCAATCAGATTTTTATAGTTCAAGAGGACCAACATCAGGGACTATAGATGAAAACCAAAAATTTAAAAAATCTCTTCTTGAAATTTATAAAAAATATTAAGTTATGCAACAAAAATTCGCAGGATTAAAAAAAGAATTTAAAAGAAAAGACGTTGAAAGAGTACGTAACCTTGTTCAAGGTAAAATAGGTTCATCTTCTGAATCTCAAGTAGGTTATAAAAAGAAAACTATTAGATATAAAGAAGGTGACGTTTGGACTGAAAATAAAAAAACATGGACTATTAAAAATGGTATTAAACAAACTATTTCAAAATTAGATAAAATTAAAAAAGAAGTATTTATACCTTTATGTTGTCCTAAATGTAGTAAAGTAATAAAAAGTCAATTAGATAAAGATAATTATAAAGTACATAAAAACTGTCATGATTGTGTTATAGAATTTGAACATAAACTTATAATTGAAGGAAAATATGATAATTATAAAAAAGAACTTAAAATAAAAAATTCATTAGACATAGTAAATGATATGGAATCTTTTTTATTAAATGCTGTTAATGCTACAAATGAAGGATATGTTTCAGAAGATGGTCATGTAGAAAGATGGGTGGGAGGTATAGACAAAGAAAAAATGGCTAAAGAAATTGTAAAAAATGCTAAAATAAGAAGAAAATCTATTTTAAAAGAATTAAATGGACAAAAAGAAACTACAGGAACTAATTAAAAAACTCTTACCTATAAAAGAATACACAGGTACAGGAGATATGGCGTCAACAGGAGCAACTTCTGATGATGGTAATAATATGGTTTCACCTAGACCTTTTGCAGATGACGTTGAAGAATTAAAAAATTATATGTATAAGAGTATTTATGGTGGTGATGGTAATCATTATACAAAAGAGGCCGACCCCCTTAATTATAATAGAACTAAAATGGGAATGTTTGAATCAAATAAAAAAACTAATGAGCAAGCTTACGGGCATGCTACTTTAACTACTCAAGGAGTCCCTTCTACAAGAGCTATAAAACACACAGACGAATATCCTTTTACAAAAAGACCAAAAAGAACAGCAACTGGTATGATGGAACAAAATAACCCCTACAAAATGGGTGAACACCCAGATTTTCAATTACTAATAAAAACAACTACAGAAGACTTAAAATTAAAAGTGGATGAAACCGTAAGAGGAGGATCATATAACGGTAAAGAAGGATATTATTTACGAATAGACCATAGAGATCTTTCAATGTGGGAAAAAGACCAAGTAGAAATACTTAAAAAAATTTTTGATAAAGTTAATGAAATAACAGAAGAATTTACATTTGAATTTCATGGTGTGTCTGATCGTGATGATGAGCCAGGTGAAAGAATTATTGAAGCAAGTTTTAGTTTTTTTGCTGAATCTAAATTTAAAAAACAATATATGTCTAAAATAAGTCCTGAAGACTTTAAGGATAAAATTAAAGTAGGACGTAAAGTAAAATATATGGGGAGCTCTTATACTGTAATTAGTAATGATGGATTTGTTTTAGAATTAGAAGATGAAGATGGAGACAAAAAAACAGTAAATTTAAACCAATTTAGTCATGGTGGTATGGTAACAGAGCAAGCTCAAGACCCAGAAGCAAAGGCATACGAAACAGGATTAAAACGTCTACAAAAAGGTGTTATTCAATATCAATTAAAATATATTGAAAAACAAAAAGCTAAAGCAATGGCTCAAGCAGCCACAGCAGGTCAACAAGCTTCAAAAGGATTTGACGAACAAATTGAAGCTTTAAGAGATCAAATAAAAGCTATAGACAACCCACCAGAACAACAAAATGAAAATTTACTTGAAAATTATATAAATTCAAGAAAAAACACAAACTTAATGACCCATATAGACATATATAAACAAACTGTATTGTTAGAGGGTACTATGAAAAAGTTATTTAGTAGGTTTGAAAAAGGACAAACAAATGAAGAAATTCTTAAATCTTATGCTAAAAAAGGTATTTCTATGCCAGAACAGTTTTTATCTAAAGTTAGAAAACAATATGAAAATTTAAAAAAACAAAAATTAGAAATTGATTTTTCAGAACAAGAAGCTAAAGACATAATAAAAATACCTACAAAAGTATCTAATGTAGCTACATTTAATTTAGACGATGATAAAAAATTAGCTACAGGCATTTATCAAGAAAAATTAGATCCAGTAGGTCAAGAAGATGATGATATAGATAATGATGGTGATGTAGACAAAACAGACAAATATTTAAAAAATAAAAGAAAAAAAACTTCACAAGCAATTAATAAAAATAAAAACAAATAATTATGCCAATTATAGACACAGCAGGAACAGGTCCAAAATATGTAAGTGATACCACAGCAACTACAGGTAGTTTTGCTTACATTCAAATAGTAGAAGGACCCGCTGCTACAACAATCGGAACAGCTGCGGAATTTAAAGATATTCAGTGGGGTAAAGGTGATTTAAATTTAGGATCCGATCACCCTACAGTACAAACATTCGAACAAATTGCAGACGCTAACATAACAGGATCTATTATTTTGGGACCAATAATAGGATTTAAATTAGCTAATGGAAAAGTATTAGCATACTACGGATAATGAAAAAACTTAAAAAATACATACAAGAAGAAATAGTAAATCTTCAGGAAGAAGAGTATAAAGCTCCTCCTGAATTACTTAGTGTTTTAAAATATAAACTTAAAATAGACCCTTTAAACCGTTTTATAGATAAATTTAAAGCAGTAAATACTATACCACCTTCATACAGAGTATTCTTACTTAATGGAGAACATTTTGATGTGTATTATGAATCATTTTCATTATTAGTAAAAATAGGATCTAAAGAATATTTTGTAGGAGATTTAGATGAAAGAAATTATGCAATTAAACACATAAATAAATTACTAACAGATCCTTTATTAAAATCAATAGGTGATGAAGAAACAGAAGGAGAAGTTGGGGATACACCCCCAACACCCTCAACACCTCCCCCATCTTCTCCTCCTTCACCACCAGATGAAGAACCAGAAGCGTAATGGAATTAAAAGAAGCATTAAAAGAAATATATAAAGTAGCTAAAGAAGAATATAATCTTCAAACAGCACCTAAATTATATCTTCGTAATGATGAAGAAAATTCTAAAGATATTTTTGGTAGAACAGCATATTATGATCCATCAGACCAATCTATTGTGTTATATATAACAAATAGACACCCAAAAGATATTTGTAGGTCTTTTTCTCATGAATTAGTACACCATCACCAAAATGAAAGGGGTGATTTAGAAATGGGGGATGCGTCCCAATCACTAACTTATGCCCAAGATGATCCTCATATGAGAAAAATGGAAATGGAAGCATATTTAAAAGGAAATATGTTATTTAGAGACTTTGAAGACAATATTAAATATTAAAAAACTAAAACGTTATGAATATAATAAATAAATTATTTAGTGGTAGCGCTGATAAACTAGTCAAATCTGTAGGAGGAGTATTAGATAATCTTACCACTACTAAAGATGAAAAATTAGAAGCAAAAAGAAAATTAAAAGAATTACTTTTAAATTATGAAAATGAAATGCAACAAAATGTAACAGATCGTTGGAAATCAGACATGAATAGTGATTCTTGGTTATCAAAAAATGTCCGTCCAATGACCCTTATATTCCTTGTTGTTTCTACAGTATTAATGATATTTATTGATGCAGGAACTATTAAATTTACAGTTGAAGAAAAATGGACAGATTTATTACAACTTGTATTAATTACAGTGATTGGTGCTTATTTTGGCGGTAGATCATTTGAAAAAAGAAAAAAATAAAATTATGGCAAAAATTGGAGAATTAAAAAAAGCAATTAGGGAAATTTTAAAACAACAAAGAAATGAACAACAAGGAGGTGAAAAATTAACAACATACGATTGTATTAATAATTCTTGTACACTTGTTCATAGTAGTAAAGGAAGATATGCTACCTTAAATGATTGTAAAAAATCAAAATGTGAAGTAAGAAAAAAATAACATATAGTTCGATTCATAGCCGAACGATTTAAACAAAATTTTGAAGAGCTGTGGCCTTATTTGGTCTACAGCTCTTTTTTTATTATATACAATAATATGGAAAAAGAACATTTAGTAATTATAGGAGCAGGAGTTGCAGGAGTAAATGCAGCTACAAAACTAATTGATAACAATCATAAAGGTAAAATCACCATAATTGATATGGGTAATGATCCCTTTAAACGTAAACCTGAAGAAGTAATGACAGGATTTATGGGTGCTGGTGGATGGTCAGATGGTAAATTAACTTATCATACATCTATAGGGGGTCATATGTCTAAATACTGTGGTGATGAAAAAGCTATGGAATTAATGGATCAGGTTATTGATAATTTTAGAAGATTTCATCCTAAACCTGAAGTAATTCAATGTTCTCATCCAGTAAAAGAACCCGATTTTATCAAGCCTTATTTTGGTTTGCGCCTATTCCCCGTATGGCATATAGGAACCGATTATCTACATGAAATTGGCAAGAATTGGTATACATATTTAACTGATAATGGAGTTGAATTTTTATGGAACACTAAAGTAACTGACATTAATTTTGATACTAATTTAGTTTATGGAGAAAATATTCCTTCAGGAAGAATTTATTATGATAGGTTAATATTTGGTGTGGGTAAATCAGGAATTGATTTTGGTAAAAAATTAGCTGAAAAATATGATTTACCAACAGAACCTAAACCAGTACAAATAGGAGTTAGATTTGAAGCACCACAACATCATTTTCAAAAATTAATTGACATATCATATGATTTTAAATTATATAAAAAACTTGATAATGTAAGTTTAAGATCATTTTGTACAAATAATAATGCTGCTTATGTTGCTGTAGAAGATACTTATGGAAATCATTCTTATAATGGTCATGCTAAAAAAGATGAAGCATATAGAAATGATATGACTAATTTTGGTATTTTAATGGAAATTAGAGGTATAGATAAACCATTTGATTGGTCAAGAGAAGCAGTTAAAAAATTACAAATAGCAGGAACTGGTACTTATTATTCACCTAGTAGTAGAATACCTTCAAAAACATCAGAAGGTAATTTAGTTAGATGTGTTGTAGTAGAAAATACAGAACCATTATTTGATGCATTAGGAGAACATGGTAATCATATAATAGATTTTATTAAAGATATGACAAAAATATTTCCAACATTAAAAGATGATTGGGGTATTTATATGCCTGAAGTAAAATATTTATCACCTGAACCATTGGTAAATTACGAAGATTTAAGTCTTACTAGGTTCCCCAATGTTTATTTTGTAGGTGATGCATTATCAGCAAGAGGTATTACAGTATCAGGAGCTCAAGGTACATATGTTGCTGAATCATTATTAAAAGTAGTAGAAGAATACCCTGAATTTCATGAACATTTTTAAAATAAAAATATGGATTTAACAAGAGAAGAATTACAAGCTCGAAGATGGGCTAAAACTAAAATAAGAAAAGTCTTTAAAATAGAAGAAGATGGATCTAAAACACAAGCAAGAGTTGTAGATTTTGGAAATGGTAGAGCAGTACTTCATAATGAAGAAGGTCCTGCTTTAACTAATAAAAAACAAAGAAAAAAAGAATATTATCTAAATGGTATTGAATACAATTATGATAATTGGAATGCTATTATGAAAGGTAAAGAAGGTTTACCTTGGTATAAAACAGCAGCAGGAAAAGGAACATCAAGACATTAAAAAATGAAAATAGGTTTATGTGGAACAATGAGTGTAGGTAAAACTACATTAGTAAATGCTTTAAAAGATGATATAGATTTTAAAAATTATATCTTTAGAACAGAAAGAAGTAAATATTTAAATTCAATCGGAATACCATTAAATACAGATAGTACTTTAAAAGGACAATTAGTATTTGCAGCTGAAAGAGCAGCGGAATTAATGCAAGAAAATATAGTAACTGATAGAACTATTATAGATGTAATGGCTTTTTGTGAATTATCTAAATCAATGAATAAAGCTGAAAAACAACATATAAATGGAGTTTTATGGCATCTTATAAAAGAATATGATATTATATTTCATATAGATGATTTGTCTGTGCCTATGGAAGATAATGGAGTTAGAGAAACAAATAAAGATTATAGATTAGCTATTCATCAAAAAATATCATCTATATTAGGAATGCATAAATGGATGCCTGGTAAAGTAGTTACAATTTCAGGAACTACTAAAGAACGTATAAATCAAATTAAAACATCAATGGCTTCTTATATGTATAATAAATAATATGTCTCAACAAAACATAAAACAAATTATAAAACAGGAGTACATTAAATGTGCTCAGGATCCTGTATACTTTATGAAAAAATATTGTATGATTCAGCATCCTACTAGAGGGCGTATTAAATTTAATTTATATCCTTTTCAAGAAAAAGTTTTAGGATTATTAAATAAAAATGAAAGAAATATTATACTAAAATCACGTCAGTTAGGTATATCTACTTTATCTGCAGGAATGGCTTTATGGCAAATGATATTTCAAAAAGATACAAATGTATTAGTAATTGCTACTAAACAAGACACAGCAAAAAATCTAGTAACAAAGGTAAAATTTATGTATGAAAATTTACCTTCTTGGCTTAAATTAGGTTTTGAAGAAAATAATAAATTAGCACTTAGACTTAAAAATGGCTCTCAAGTAAAAGCAGTATCAGCGGCAAGTGATGCTGGTAGATCAGAAGCAATATCCTTACTAATTATTGATGAAGCTGCCTTTATTGAAGGAAATAGAATAGAAGAAATTTGGGCATCATCACAGCAAACATTATCAACTGGGGGTAGAGCAATAATTTTATCTACACCTAATGGTACAGGTAATTTCTTTCATAAAATGTGGGTTAGAGGAGAAGAAGGAACTAATGGATTTACTCCTATAAGATTACCTTGGACAGTACATCCAGAAAGAAATGAAGCTTGGAGAACTCAACAAGAAGATGAATTAGGATCAAGAATGGCTGCACAAGAATGTGATTGTGATTTTACAACTTCAGGTAATACTGTTTTTGCTCCTGACTTAATGTCTTATTATGAAAAAACAACTGTATGTAATCCTGTAGAAAAAAGAGGATTAGATGGCAGTTTGCATATATGGGAATATCCTGATTATAATAGAAATTTTATTGTTGTAGCGGATGTTGCAAGAGGAGATAGTAAAGATTATTCAGCATTTCACATTATAGATGTTGAAGAATGTAGACAAATTGGTGAATTTAAAGCACAAATTGGTACCAAAGAATTTGGGCATATGTTAGTTGCTATTGCAACTGAATACAATAATGCATTACTTGTAATTGAAAATGCTAATATAGGATGGAATACAATTCAAGTAGTAATAGATAAAGGATATAAAAATTTATATTACTCACCTAAAGGAGATGCAGCCACAAGTGCTGATGCCTTTTTATCAAAAGGATACGATATAACAGACACAACTAAAATGGTTCCTGGTTTTACAATGAGTATGAAATCAAGACCATTAGTAATAGGAAAATTAGATGCTTATTTAAGAGAAAAATCACTTACTATTCAAGGAAAAAGAACGCTAGAAGAAATGCGAACTTTTATTTGGAAAAGTGGAAGAGCAGAAGCTCAAGGGGGATATAATGATGATTTAGTAATGTCCCTAGCAACAGCTTGCTATGTAAGAGATACAGCTCTTAAATTTGCACAACAAGGAATTGATATGACAAACGCTGCATTAAATAATTGGAAACGAAGTACTCCTGCTATTTATACCAGTAAACCAAATAAAAAAGAAGCCGGTTGGACTCAAGACATGGGAGAACATGGACAACAAGATTTGACTTGGCTTTTAGAATAATATGTATAAAAAAAATAATATAAATGGCAGATACTAGTTTATTTTCAAGACTACAGCGATTATTTTCCAGTGATGTAATCATTAGAAACATAGGAGGAAAAAATTTAAAAGTAATGGACACAGGTAGGATCCAAAAATATGGAAACCTAGCTACAAATTCACTTTATGATAGATTTACACGTTTACATAAACCTGTAGGATCTTCTTTACAATATAACCCAACATTAAATTATCAGTCAATGCGACTGCAGCTTTATAGTGATTATGAAGCTATGGATCATGATCCTATTATTGCAGCGGCATTAGACATAATGTCTGATGAAACTACTACAAGAAATGAATATGGGGATGTTTTAAATATTAATTCATCTGATGAAAATGTAAGAAAAGTATTACAAAATTTATTTTATGATGTTTTAAATGTAGAATTTAATTTAGCTACATGGATTCGTAATATGTGTAAATATGGAGATTTTTATCTAAAATTAGAAGTATCTGAAAAATTTGGTGTTTATAATGTTTTACCTCTTTCAACTTATGAAGTAGTAAGAGAAGAAGGAACAGATCCCGAAAATCCTTCTTATACTCGTTTTACTCTTGACCCAAATGGTTTAGCTAGTGGAGCAACAAACACAATTAGAAGAGATCAGTTTACATTAGAAAATTATGAAATCGCTCATTTTAGATTACTTACAGACTCTAATTATCTTCCTTATGGTAGATCATTTTTAGAACCAGCTCGTAAAGTATTTAAACAATTAATGTTAATGGAAGATGCTATGTTAATTCATAGAATTATGAGAGCACCCGAAAAAAGGGTGTTTTATGTTAATGTGGGTAATACAGACGCTGATAAGGTAGAACAATTTATGGCAGATACAGCTAATAAAATGAAAAAAACACCTTATATAGATCAACAAACAGGAGATTATAATCTTAAATTTAATATCCAAAATATGACTGAAGATTTCTTTATCCCAATTAGGGGTAATGATGCTTCTACTAGAATTGATACTACTAAAGGTTTAGATTATGATGGTACTACTGATATTGAATATTTAAAAGCTAAAATGATGGCTGCTCTTAAAGTCCCTAAACCATTTTTAGGTTATGAAGAGGGGGTAGAAGGAAAATCAACATTAGCGGGTATGGATATTCGTTTTGCTCGTACAGTTGAACGTGTTCAAAGAATAGTAGAATCAGAATTAACAAAAATAGCACTAGTACATTTATATTCTCAAGGATTTAGTGATGATAAATTAACTGATTTTAAATTAGAATTAACAACTCCTTCAATTATCTATGAACAAGAAAAAATTGAGCTTTATACATCTAAAACAGCTGTAGCTCAAAATATGTTAGATCAAAAAATGTTTAGTAAAGATTGGGTATATGAAAATATATTCGGGTTATCCCCTGACCAATATCAAGATCAAAAAGAAGCAATAGCCGAAGATGCTATGGCTAAATTTAGATTATCCCAATTAGAAAATGAAGGAAACGATCCGGCTGAATCTGGTATATCTTATGGTACTCCTCATGATTTAGCTTCATTATATGGTAATAAAAGAGATAAAGCAGTAGGACCCGCCCAAGTACCAACGGGGTATGATGAAAAAGATCCAGGTCGTCCTATAGAAAGGCCTCAAAATTATAACTCAGATAAAGGAAATTTAAGTAGAGACCCCTTAGGTAAAAAAGGATTGTCTATAGATAAAGTAGAAAAACCATCAGAAGGCAATAAAGTTTCAACATTTGAAATTAAAAATTTAAAAAAATCCCTTCAAAAAGTTAAAAATAAAAAACAAGTTTTAAAAGAAACAGACGAAAAGGGTCTTTTAAGTGAAAAAAATATTAAGCCTCAAGAATAGTCTTATATTTATATATAGATAAATTCGAATTATATCAATATGAAAGTAAAACATTCTAAGTACAGAAATACTGGAATTTTATTTGAGCTCCTTACTAGGCAATTGACTTCTGACACAATAGCAGGCAATCAGCCAAAGTCTTTGTCTTTTTTAAAAAAACATTTTAATTCTAAAACAGAATTATTAAAAGAGTATAAAATTTATCATACTTTAGCTACTAAAAAATATGATAAAGACAGTCAAGCTACAATGTTAATAGAAACATTAACAGAAGCTCACCAAAATTTAAATAAAAGTCAATTAAGAAGAGAAAAATATAATTTAATTAAAGAAATTAAAGAAAATTATAATGTTAATAATTTTTTTAAATCAAAAATAACTGATTATAAAATTATGGCTTCTATTTTTAATTTATTAGAAAATAAAAAATTTTCACCTTTATCTATTGTTAATTCTAAAGTAACACTTTTAGAACATATTACTCAAAAAATAAAAAAAGTAAAAAATAATGCTATTTTAGAAAATTATAATAAACAAGATAAAAATACCAGACTACTAACATATAAAGTTTTACTTGAAAAATTTAATGACAAATATAAAGGCTTAGAAAATAACCAACAAACATTATTAAAAGAATATGTTAATAGTGTTACTAATAGCCCTTCTCTTAAATCTTATATTAATCAAGAAATTAAAGAAGTTAAAAAAGTTATTACAAAATATTCTAAAAAAGTCACAGATAAAGCAATAGTTGTTAAGTTAAATGAAACAAAATCAATGATTAAACCATTATGTAAAAAATCATCAGTAAATGATAATAATGTTATTAATTTGTTGAATTATTATGAACTTATTAATGAATTAAAAACAATCCATGGGTAAAAAATTTGACATACACGAATGGCAAGCTAAAATAAGACTAGCTGAACAAGAGGAATTCACTCCAAATTTAGAGGATGATGAATTAAAGAGAGGAGCAATTCAACAAATGATGGATAAAGAAAAAACAGATCGTACTTTAGATTATAAAGGAGGAGCTATATTAGGTCCTAAAATTGCTATGCTTTTACCTGAAGATTATAGTATTAAAAATTTTGCAAGAGACGTAGGAGGTGTTATTGAAGTAGAATATGGTAAACATAATATAAAAACTTTTTTAGATGAATTAGAAGATTATTTTTCTATTTACAGTAATGATGAAAGATCTTTAGGAGAAGAAATGGACGAACAAAATGTAACAGGTACAGGTGCTTCATTTAGTGCTGGAAATAGTCCCGCTTATGCTACACCAAAAGCTTTTGGAAAAAAGAAAGATAAAGACATAGAAGTTTTAGGATACAAAAAAGTAAATGAAGGACATGGTTTAGAAACAGATGATTTAGAACAACTAAAAACATACACAAATAACCTTCCTGAAGATACTCTTTCAGATAAGGCTATTAAAAGAATACTTAATTTTCTTATTAAGTCTAACATTAAAGTAGATAAAACTAAAGATTTATCTAAAGAAAAAAATGAATTAAAAGTACCTCATAGAAAATCAGGATATATGGGATACTCAGAACCTGTAAAAAAATAAATTATGAAACAATTATTAAAAGAAAGATTCCAACAATTAGCAGGTATTAAACCTTTATATGAAGTTGAAGACTTAGAATTGAAATCATTAGCTAAAAAATTTATCCCTATTATTAAAAAATATAAAATGGGGATTGAATACGAAACTGATACAACAGAATTTGAGACAAAACCTGATGATGTTAACCAAACACCCCCAGCTAAATTAATAACAAAAGACGGAATACTAACAGTAGCTGTATATTTTTTAAGTTTAGCACGTTCATTAAATGAGTTAGATATGGGATCAGGTCCTTCAGAAGAAGATTATAAAAAAGCAGAAAGCCAAGCAGGTAAAATGTATAAAGAACTTATAGCATTATTGCCAGAAGATGAATTTGAATTTAAATCAGATCCTGAAATGAATGACTTTGGGTATTATTTACTTCAATTTAGAAAAAAATAAAATATGCTCTTACAAGAATACAGACCTTTTAAGGTAAATAAACGATTAGTAGAACAATCTATTAAAAATAATGAGACTTTAATAGTTACTGGGGTTTTACAACGTGCTGAAGCCAAAAACCAAAATGGTAGAGTTTATCCAAAAGATATTTTAGCTAGAGAAGTTAAAGCATATATGGAGGGTCCTGTAAAAGAAAATAGAGCAATGGGTGAATTAGACCATCCAGAATCTTCTGTAATTAACTTACAAAATGTATCACACACCATTAAAAAATGTTGGTGGGATGGAGATGATGTAGTAGGTAATGTAGAAATATTAAATACACCCGCGGGAAATATATTGAAAGCATTATTTGCCTCAGGTATTACAGTTGGTATTAGTTCTCGTGGTATGGGATCAGTAGAAGAAAATATAAATGAAGGCACAGTAGAAGTGCAAGATGATTTTGAATTATTATGTTGGGATTTTGTTTCAACCCCCTCAACACACGGAGCTTTTATGAAACCAAAAAACATGGATTCAGTAGTAAGTGAAGGTATAGTAAGTTCAGTATCAGAATATAAATATACAAACGTAAATAATATAATTAGAGATATAGTTTGTGATAATACAGGCATGTGTAAATGTTAAAACAATGAAATTACAAAAATTAAAAAATATAATTAAAGAGACAATTGATAAATTAAATGAACAACAAGATTTTTCATGTCCTCAAGGCACAGTAAATAATATGGGTTCTCAATTTATATCTCCAGGTTTAACAATAAATTGTGACCCCGCAATAGATAATATTACTGCAGGTGGAGGAATAGGTGTTGCATACAGTATATGGAACCAAATTTGTTGTGATAGACCTGAAGAACCAGTAGATCCATGTGCTAATTTTGAAAATGAAATGCAAGCTGCAACAAATACAAATATTAGTATTGATGCGTTTTGTACTAAATGCGCAACTAATTCTTGGGATCCTTGGGGTCAGGAAGTTACACAATATTGTGGATGCTGCCAATCCGATGCTGAAGGATTACCTACTGTACCTGGTAAATACCAACAAAAAAATAGAATGCAAAAATTAGCAGGTATTCCAACTAATAGGAGACCAAAAAAGTAGTGAACAATTAAATGTTCATAAACATGAAAAAAGCCACAAAATATGTGGCTTTTTCATATTTTTGTTATATGTATGTATAACAATAAAGGTTACAATAATACTCAAGATATTATGAGAGATTAAAAATAAAATATCAAAAGCACAAAAGGAGTTTTCCTGACTTCTTTTCGTTTCAATTAACTAGAATATTAACTAAAACAAAAATTATGAGAAAATTGATTTTAAGTTTAGCTTTAGGACTGCTTTCAGTTACTGGAGTAAACGCACAGGAGAAAGGCGATTGGTACATTGGTACTGGTGATATCGCTAATACAGCATGGACTGAGTGGTCCGTAAGCCCAACAGTAGGGTATGGTGTAATGGATAACCTAATGATAGGTGTAAACATTTCACAAGCCGATTCTACTGCTGATATGGCTGTTGATTTACATGCAAGATACTTTTGGAAAGGGTATTTCGCTTATGTTGCAACGTCAGGTTTAAACACTGATAATATGAGTATCGGTGCAGGTAAAATGTTTACGTTTCACAAAGGAGTGTATGTAGATCCTAAAGTGGTTTACGACATGACGGCTAAAACTACTAATTTACAGTTAGGAGTAGGTCTTAAATTTTAATTATTAACTTCAAAAAAAATTAATCATGGAAAAAATATTTTCTTTATTAAATGGATTTTTAAAAGGATTAGGGTCATTATTTATGGCTTTTATCCCAGTAACAATCCTTTGGTACGTTTTAACAGGCGGAACCGTGTTTGGAATGGATGCAATTGCTAATCTTACTACTTTAGTAGAAGGATTTGGTAATGGTGGCTTCATTGGACTAGTAGTATTAGTTCTTGTAGCATCTTTCTTTACAGACAAAAAATAGTAATTAAATTAAATTAATTATCTTAAAAGGCGCCTATGGCGCCTTTTTTGGTCTTCTCACCTTTATTATATGTATCGGGGAACATACAGACTTTCTAATAAGCTGTCCCTGACAAATATAAACCCTATTAAGGTTCCTAATAACCTTACTTCCCGTATAACTTATTAACGAGACTCTAACGAGAAAAAAAACTATATAAAAATGGCAAAAGACATTTTAAAAGAAGCTATCGCTGACGCTAAAGCTGTTCGAGAAGTTGCTCTTGCAAACGCAAAAGCCGCATTAGAAGAAGCTTTTACTCCCAAACTTCAATCTATGTTATCTGCAAAATTATCTGAGGAATTAGATGAAGACATGTATGATGAAGATATGGATGAAATGCATGGAGAAATGCATGATGAAGACATGGATGAAATGATGTATGATGAAGACATGGAAGAAAAAAACATGGATGAAATGATGTATGATGAAGACATGGAGGAGGAAAAAGAAGATTCAATGGATGAGGAAATTGATTTGGAAGAAATCCTTAACGAATTAGAATTAGAAGAAGGCGATGAAGAAGAAGAATTAGAAGAAGTTCACAGAGTAGGTCAACCTAATTATAAAGCAGATGGTGTTCATGATGTATTAAACAGAGCATCTGATGTAAATGATAATTTGGCTGAATCTGAAGAATTTGATTTAGATTCTCTTCTTAAAGAAATCAATAATTTAGAAGAAGAAAAAGAAGAAACTGAAAAAGAAGAAGTAGAAGAAATTAAAACAGAAGGATGTGGCTGCAACGAAGAAAAAGCAGAAGCAACTTCTTTAACTACTGAACTTAATAAAACTAAAGCAGTTTTAGACGCTGTAAAAGGTGAATTAAATGAAGTTAATCTTTTAAATTCTAAATTATTATATGTTAACAGAATCTTTAAATCTAACAATTTATCTGAATCACAAAAACTACGTGTAGTTGAAACTTTAGATAATGCGTCAAATGTTAAAGAAGCTAAATTAATATATGAAACTATTAAGGATACGTTTACTATCTCAAAAGGAAAGAAAACAACACCTAAAAAATCAATCAGAGAAAATTTTGGAATGGCTTCAAAAGCAGCAGGCACATCTACTGCTCCTAAAAAAGAAGTAATCTCAGAATCAACTGACATGGTAGCTAGATTTAAAAAACTAGCAAACATTAAAATAAACGAATAATAACTTAAATAATTTTTAAAATGAACACAGTAAATTCATTATTAGAAGGAGCAGCTCCTTATAAAGTTCTTCAAGACCAGTCAGCTAAATTAGCAGGTAAATGGTCAAAATCGGGACTTTTAGAAGGAATTGAAAATTCTACAGAAAAGAACAACATGTCAATGTTGTTAGAAAATCAAGCTAAACAGCTTGTAAATGAAGCAAACACAACTGGTACAGGCGCTAGTTTCCAATCAGGAAATAGTGAAGCATGGGCAGGTGTAGCGCTTCCATTGGTACGAAGAGTATTTGGTGAAATTGTTGCTAAAGATTTAGTTTCAGTTCAACCAATGAACTTACCAGCAGGATTAATTTTCTATCTTGATTTCCAATATGGACAAGCAGGATTAGGAAAAGCAGCTGGTGAATCACTTTATGGTGCATCTGCAGATCTTAAGAGAACTGACGGTGGGTTAGATAAAGGTCTTTATGGTGCTGGTGAGTATGGTTACTCATCAATGCTTACATCATCAATTGCAGCATTTGGTACAAACGCTGTTGCTAATGTAAGAACAGCTTCTGCAACAATAGGAGATATTTTCCAAAATGATGTAGAATTCTTATCTAGTTCTGTTGCAGTTGGATTATTTGGTACAAACGCTGATGCAGCAACTGCACAAATTTGTACACTAAAATTTCCAACAGCTTCATTAACAGACTTTGATATTGAAGGGCTTAAAGCATTTTCAGTTGAATCAGCTACAGATACTACAATGACTCACTTCCCTAAGTATACAAGACTTAATGGTGGTGACGTTGAATTTGTAGTTAAAACATCTGCTGCTGAAGCAGTACTTGGAAATGTTACATGTAACTTCTCAAAAGGACCAGACAACTTAAATGATGTAGGTGACTTTGAGGACTCTTCTGCAAACACAACAACTTCAGACGGCTTTACAAACTCTTCATTAGACATCCCAACAATCGATGTTCAATTAAAGAGTGATACAGTTGCTGCTAAAACACGTAAATTGAAAGCACAATGGACTCCTGAGTTCGCTCAAGACCTGAATGCTTATCATTCAATTGACGCTGAAGCAGAATTAACATCTATCTTAAGTGAGTACATTTCAATGGAAATTGATTTAGAAATCCTAGACATGTTAATGAGAAACGCTGACACAGTTGATTCATGGTCTGCAAGAGTAGGATATGACATGGAACTTACAGAGTTAACTGATGCTAATACTACAGCAGGTGGTACTGATCACCCAACAGTAACTCGAGTTAAAAACACAGATGGTGTATATTACACTAAAATGTCTTGGTTCCAAACATTAGGCGTTAAACTACAGAAAGTATCAAACATTATTCACCAGAAAACTCTTAGGGGTGGTGCTAATTGGATGGTAATTTCTCCAAAAATGTCTACTGTATTAGAATCAATCCCAGGATTTGCTGCTGACTCTGCTGGAGACAGCGACAAGTACAACATGGGTGTACAAAAAGTTGGTGCAGTTAATAACAGATACACAGTTTACAAAAACCCTTACATGACAGAAAATACAATCTTGATGGGTTATAAAGGAAGTCAATTCCTTGAAACTGGTGCTGTTTTTGCTCCATACATTCCTTTAATTATGACACCTCTAGTGTACGATCCTAACTCATTCACACCGAGAAAAGGTATCATGACTAGATATGCTAAGAAAATGGTTCGTCCAGATTTCTACGGTAAAGTCATCGTTGATGGTATGGATCAAATATAATTTATATTTGTATCTTTTTTTAAAGAGAGCCGCATTAGCGGCTCTTTTTTTATATGTATATTTGAAAACAATGAATGGTCGATATTGTTAAATAATATTAAAAACGGGGAAAATAGGCTCTATGGATTGACCACTATAGTTCTATCCTTATAATGTCAAAAAAAATAAAATAAAATGGCAATTAAAACAAAATCATTTTTAAAGGACTCAAACAAGGACTTTAATAACGTCTTAGACTCAATGGTAGTCATTGGAGACGCAAACGCAATTACAGGTGCAAACACATTTTCAGCTGTAAACACATTTAGTGCTGGAGCTAAAAGCTTTAATGCTAACATTACTGAACAATCAGGAACAGCAGCAGAAGATTTAACAGCAACTGCACAGGATTTAGTTTGGTATTCAAACGCAGCACAAGCAGGAGCTATTACATTACCAGATGCTACAGCAGCTAATGCAGGTATGAAAATTACTTGTATAGTAGGAACTACATCTTGGGCAACTTCAGCATTTAAACTTGGGTTTGCAGATTCAGGTACTTGTGTGTTAGTAGGACAAATTCTATTAAGCGCACTAGATGGAGATGCTACTGACGCAACTGCAGGGTTTACCATTACAGCAAACGCACAATCGTTAGAAATTGACGCAGATGCAGTAACAGATGCAGGTGGAGCAATTGGTTCAAAATATGTATTCCAATATCTTGAAGCTAATTTAGTTCACTGTATGGCATTTGGTATGATTACTACAGGTACACCAGCACCAACAGCAGACGCTTCAACTACTACAGGTACTTCATAATAAACAGTACTTATTGTTTTAAAGAGAGCCGCAATAGCGGCTCTTTTTTTATATTTATTATCAAACGTTATATTCATGAGTAAACAAAACATTTATAAAAAACCACCAAAAGGTTCTGTTAGATTTTCATTATCTCTTTCACCAGAACAAAAATCAGCTAAACAAGCTATATTACACCACCCTTATAATTTTATTGTAGGTAAAGCAGGTTCAGGTAAAACTTTATTAGCATGTCAAATAGCATTAGATATGTTTTTTAAAAGAATGATTAATAAAATTATTATAACTAGACCAACAGTATCTACAGAAGACAATGGTTTTTTACCAGGTTCAGAAAAAGAAAAAATGGAACCATGGTTAGTACCCATTCGTTCAAACATGAGAAAAGTTTACAATAAACCTCTTATTTTGGAAAAATTAGAACAAGATGAAAAAATTGAATTAGTTTCTTTAGCACATTTTAGAGGTAGAACTTTTGAAAATTCTTTAGTTATAGTTGATGAATTTCAAAATTTAACTAAATCACAATTAAGAATGACCTTAGGTAGATTAGGAAAAGGATCAACAATGATATTTACAGGAGACAATCAACAAGTAGACTTAAAAGACAAAAATTATTCTGCAATTCATGAATTACCTAAAATCAATAATTCCCAATATGTTTATAAAAGAGTATTAGAAGACAATCACCGTCATAAAGCAATAGACGAAGTGTTTGCTCTACTAAATGGAATGTAAATTCCTCCATATTTTTTTCATATTTATAATGGAACAACCTAATTCATTAAAAAATGGCAAAAATACCTATTTGGCCCGGCTCTTCATCTTTTGGTTTAATAAGCAAACCAACACCTTTTGGTTTTTACGATGATGATCAAGACTTTCAAAACGATGCAGATAAAGTATCTGTATGGTGTGCACAAAGACTAGGTTATCCCCTTATAGACATAGAATTACAACAAATTAATTTTTATTCTTGTTTTGAAGAATCTGTAAGCGAATATGGTTCTCAAGTATATAATTTTCAAATTATTGATAATTTAGGTAAAATAGTAGGAACCCCTACAGGATCTAATTTAAACCAAATTAATATTAAAGAAGATTTAAGTACTAATTTTCAAAATGTAGGAGGAAATAGTATAGGAGATTATGCTACTGAACAAAGAATTTATTCAGCTTCTTTAGCTGTAAAACAAGGAACACAAAAATATGATTTGCTTACAACAGGTAGTGTTAGTTGGGAAACAGGATCAGCTGATATATCCACAGGAAGTTTAAATATTAGAGTTAAAAAAATATATCATTATTCACCTGCAGCTATTAATAGATATTTTGACCCTTATGCGGGTACTGGTACAGGAATTCAATCATTAATGCAAACTTTTGGTTTTGGTAATTATTCACCAGGTGTAAACTTTATGTTAATGCCTACATATTTTGATGCTTTAAAATTACAAGCAATTGAACTTAATGATACTATAAGAAAATCATCATATCATTATGAAATAAATTCTGAAAGATTTTTAAAACTATTCCCTATACCCACAAGTGATTATACTTTATGGTTTGATTATGTAATAGATGCCTCCTCTCAAGGAGCAGACTATGATGGATCTACGGGGGAACTCGCAAAAACTAATTTAGTCACAGACATATCAAACGCTCCTTATTCTAATCCAACTTATGCTTATATAAATGAACCAGGAAGACAATGGATTAGAAAATACACTTTAGCTTTAGCTAAAGAAATGTTAGGTAGTATTAGAGGTAAATATCAATCATTACCTATTCCTGGATCTGAATCAACTTTAGATTATACAAGATTATTATCAGAAGCAGCAACTGAAAAAGAAGCATTAATAACCCAATTAAGAGAAGACCTAACAGGTGTAACAACACAAGCACAATTAGAAAGAACTACATCTGAAAATGAATCAAGACAATCAGGTCTTCAAGCTCAAGGTAGATATCAAATTTATATACACTAATGATTAAATTAAAAGATATATTATTAGAAATTCTTAATACTTTTCAAGTAGAAGCAGATTTATTTGTAGATAAAACATCTTCCCATTATGAAATTACTAATGAAGTTAGAGCATTAAAAGGTATAACAATTGTAAATATTATAACTCCTGAAGATTATGTTCAAAAAGTGGGATCCTCGGATGAATACATGAGACTTAAATTAAAATTTGTTACAAGAGGAGAAGCTAAAGAACTTATGCAAACTTTTCTAGATAATGCTTTAGCTAAAGATGATAAAGATACTATAAGAATACAAGGAATAAAATCTATGAAATTTAGAGAAAATACATTAAAAAGAATATAATGGCATTATTTGGAGGATCAAGAGACATATCATTATTTAATACAGTAAACAAAGAACTTATAAAGGATATAATCCAAACAGAAATTGCTTACTATAAATTTGCTTTAGAACAAACAACTAGTAATGTTTATGGAGAATCTATGGGTAAAAATTACTATGAACCTATGAAAATAGCTTGTTTAATTAATAGAGATGATCAATCATGGTCATCTGACGATTTTGGTCCTGATATTAATCAAGGAATTAATTTTAGTTTTTTAAAAGATGATTTAAAAGAAATAAATTTAAAACCAGAAGTAGGAGACATATTACTTTTTAGAAATAATTTTTTTGAAGCAAGTAGCACAAATGAAAACCAACTTATATTAGGAAGAGATTCAGATTATTCTATATCAACCGAAACACAAGATCATGGTTCAAGTTTTTCAATAATAATTAATGCTCATATGTCTAGAGTAGATAAATTAAATTTAATCCCATTAAGAGAGGGAAAATACCCAACAACAAACTTATTTGATGGGGAATTAGCAAATAAAACAGCTGAATAAAATGGCAGACAGAAAAAACATAAATCCTCGAAGACCTATACCCTCTAGTGGTTACGATAGGTTAAGAGAAAATATGAAAGCTAACTTTAGAGACGGTTTTCCTATTGACATTGAGGGAAAAAATTATGGAGGTTTTCCAGGTCCCGACAATAGATCTCTTATAGGAAAGGGAAATGACACTAACAGAAAAAAAGACACAGTACAAGACGTTTCTATAGGTTTACAAGACCATGATGAAGCTATAATGTATTATTTTAATAATGTAATAAAACCTTCAGTTATAGTAAATGGTAATAGAACTAATGTTCCATTAATTTATGGATCTCCTGAAAGGTGGAAAAGTGTCCAAAAAGATGGCTTCTACAGAGATAAAGAGGGCAAAATTCAAACACCTCTTATTATGTTTAAAAGAGACAGTGTAGAAAAAAGAAGAGATTTAGGTAATAAATTAGACGCAAATAATCCCCAATTATATTATACATTTCAAGAAAGATATTCTAAAAGAAATATATATGATAATTTTTCGGTTTTACAAGGAAAAAAACCACAAAAAGAAATGTATAAAGTAGTAGTACCTGATTTTGTAAAATTACAATATACCTGTACTATTTGGTGTGATTTTGTAGCCCAAATGAATAGATTAGTTGAAAATATAAATTACACTTCAGACACTTATTGGGGTGATGGAGAAAATTTCAAATTTAATGCAAAAATTGATACGTATAATAACCAAACAGAATTAAATAATGGAGAAGACAGAGTAGTTAAAACCAATTTCGGTTTAACAATACAAGGATACCTAGTACCAGATAATTTAAATAAATATCTAACAGGTACTAATATGAGGAAATCATATAGTAGATCTATGGTAACGTTTAACCAAGAATTAATAGTAGAACCTACAGGTATATCTAGAACAAGAGAAGAAGTAAGAAATTTACCTTTGGGACAAAATATAAAACAAACAGGAAATGGAGTAGGATTTCAACAAATAGGACTTACAAATTCAATAGGATAATATGGCAAAACAAATAAGAACAACATTAAAAGGATATTTTCAAACAGGAAATATACCAGTAGAACAACATTATATAGATTTTATAGATTCTACTCTCAATTTTTCAGAAAGCAACACAGGTGATATAAACTTAATAGGTAATATAACATCCTCAGGTAATATAAGTGCTAGTGGTGAAACAGGACAACATACTTTTGGGGGAACTATATTTGATATTAAAGGAAATGTATCAGCTTCGGGTGATATAAGTTCAAGTGCTTTAGTAACTGCAAAAAATATGGAAATTTATGGAAACATAACTGCCAGTGGTAATATAAAATGTGGTAATTTTGATGTAGGAGGATCAGTAAGCGCACAAAATGTTGATTATACTTATATTAGTAGTAGTAAAATAACAGTAGTAGGACCTGTTACATCAGAAACATTAGACACAGGTCAAGGAGCAAATGAATTATATAAGATGGATCAAAATGTTAGAACTATTGATGCAGTTACATTTGCAACTGTTGATACAGGTCAAGGTGCTAATGAATTGTATGATATGGATCAAAATGTTAAAACAACATCCACACCTGCATTTAGTGGATTAAATCTTGGAAATACGCTTGTCAGTGCCCGAAATTGGACTAATGGAAAATTTGAAAATACTGATGCTACTAAATTTCACCATCAGTTAACACTTAATAATGTTCCAGTAATAAACCCATCAAAAGGTGGAATAGGTTTTGCTAATGGTCCAGAAATCTTTACCATACAATCCGCTAATATTACTGCTGGTGCTATTATAATTGCTACTACTTCAGTATATAATATACATGCATTCATAAATATTATAACAGTTGGTGAAGCAGGTTTATCTTTAGGTACTACAGGTGGACTTAGTTATGGTGGTGGTACTGTAGTTGTAAACTTTGCTATAATGAATTTGGCTTAATTTGATATAATAAATGTCAGAAGAAAAATTTCCCATAAAATGGAAAGACGCAGATTTTAAATGGAATATTGCCCCTCCTAATGAAGGATATAAACCTGGTTTTAAACCATCAAAAATTCCCTACACATGGAATGACGTAGCATTAATTGAGGCCGCTGTAGGTATAGGGGGTGACTTAATAGATGATATGCCATGGCAAAAGTGGGAAGACGAAAAGAAAAAAAGTCTTATAAAACTCATTTGTAAAATAAAAGGAAAAACATATAAAGAATCTAAATATGTTGGTGATTATAAAATAAAAATAAGTGACGTAAAATTAGCAGCTAAAGAAATATTGGGAATTGAAGTAATAACAGAAAATATTAAGTTTTGATAACCATTTTATATTTATGACAAAACAACTTTATGTATAAATTATTTACAGACAAGTCTGAACTCTTCGAGTGTGACATTAAATTAGAAGGTGCAAGCTTAAGTAAATCAAAAGCACGTTTAGTAGTTGAAACCTCTGATTATTCATTATTATTTAAAGGAACAATTTCTAAAGGAGGTAAATGTGAAATTCCCATTAGAAAATTAAAAGGTTTAATTGATGAAAACACTTCAGGTAATATTCGTTTAGAAGTTATTGCCGAAGACACTTACTTTACACCTTGGGAATCAGATTTTGAAGTAGACGCAAGTAAAAAAGTAACTGTTGAAGTTAAATCACAAACAACTAAAAAACCTATTGTAGAAGCTAAAGTAAAGGTTAAAGTTAAAAATAAAAAACCAACAATTACTGAAAAAGATCACGTTATAAATTTATTTAAACTTTTAATAAAAGAAGATATAAACGTAGACAATATTTCATACAAGCGTAATGAACTAAACAATATAGTAGCAACGTATCTCAAAGAAAATACCGTGAAAAACACAAGTAAAATTATCAACGGTGTATTAAATATTCTTGAAAAAAAGAAATAAAAATGGTTATAAATGGCAGTAAACGATTTTTCGAATCAAAATATACAGGACACTTACCAAAGAGTAGTCCAAACAGATGGAACTGATTTATCTGATGGTACGGGTAGTCTTTTACCTATAAAATTTGATGGTCCTGATCTTATAGTTTCGGGTGCTGTTAGAGCAAATTCCTATATAGTTTCTGAAAGTATTACTAGTGTTTCTTCTGGATCTACAGCATTTGGAAATTCAACAGATGATACCCACACATTTACCGGTAATATAACAGCCTCGAATCGTATAAGTGCAAGTGGTCATGTATATGCAGATGTTTATATATCCAATAATCAACATATTGCAAGTAACACTGATAGTAAATCATTTTTCGCTTATGATGGTGCTTTAACACAGATTAACATAGGAAAAGGACCTGAACAAAGTACATTGTTTAGTGGAAAAATAACATCATCACAACTTATTACATCCCCAACATACATTATAGATAGTGAAGATGCCAATGGTGGAAAAATAACACTAAACGGTAATGGAGTTATAAATGTTACTGCTGGTAATGAAGGAGGGCTAAATAATGTTTATTTTAAAAGCAGTGAACTAGAAGTCACTGGTGATGTAATAATAGATGGTAGTTTAATACATCGAGGTGATACTGACACAAAAATCACCTTTGGAACAGATCAAATAGATTTTATAGCTGGGAATGTTACTATGATAACTTTAAATGAAACCGATGATGGGGACAGTATAAAATTGGAGGTACCTGTAACAGCATCAGGTGCTATAAGCTCAAGTGGGATAATATCTACTCCCCAATTAAATACACGATCAATAACAGGTATAAATCCAGACGGTACATTAGATCCAGACACTAAAATTGACATTGGGCCAACCGCAAACAGAATAGATTTTACGAATGGGGGTAGTATTTTATTAAGATTAGATCCTCAAGGTGATGAACCAATCATTCTAAATGATGATAGTTTAGTAAATGGGTATTTAACTACTCAAGGCAACATAACATCCTCAGGTAACATTAGTGCAAGTGGAGTAATATCAGCTGATCAAGGTAATTTTGATCATTTACTTACAGGGGTTGAAATAGGAGAAGATCAAGTATCAGGTACAAATGTCGACGGCGTATTAAATATAGCAGCTTCAAGTTTAGCATATAAATCACAGATATCATTTAAAGGAGCAGGCACCCAACAATGGGCAATAGGTTTTCCTGCTAACTCTTTAGATACTGATTTTGTTATACAAGAAGGAACAAATGCAGCATTATCGGCAACAGATGCTTTTATAATAACAAAAGACAATAAAAATGTTGGTATTAATTACCAAGCAGGAACTGATTTACCTGCAAAATTATCAGTAGATGGAAACATAAACACAACATCTCATATAACAGCCTCAGGAAATATAAGTGCAAGTAATAATATATTAGGAAAAAAAGCAGTTATAGGTCAAAGTGATAGTGGTCACATTTATACCCCTACTAGTTTGGCAGCAGATAATCCCCATATACATTTGTCTTCTAACAATGAAGTTACTTTAGGTGACAATGAAGATGCAATAAGTGCAACTAAAATTACAATTAGCCCAAATAATAGTAGAATTAGTTATGAAATTCCAACTACTGGTAAATTTAATGTTGTTGCTAACACATTAGAATTTGACGGTGTAGGTAATTTTATAGCAAGAAGTGGAAGTTTTTCTAAAAGAATTGAAACAGTTGGGGCAAATATAGAACACGCAGTAATTACACAAATTAATACTAGTGATGCTGGTGTTGAAGAAGGTTTAAATATAGATGGCTCAATAGGAGCACAAATAGGTACTACTTTTATTGTAGCTCCTAGTTTATCTGTGGGGGGTATTATAGAAGCAAAAGACATATCTGCTAAATTAATAAAAATTAGTTATGAAAGTATAGGAGAAGCAGTAATAGGAACTAATTTTATGGTAGGTCCTGGTTTAGATATTGATGGCGACATAAGTGTGGGTAATATAACATCCTTAGGTGATATAAGTTCAAGTGGTGATATTTATGGAACAACCTTTTATGGTGGAGGTGGAAGAATATATGCAGACTATAATTTATCAAATGCTCATTTTTTAAGAACAACAACTATAAATAATCCAATACTAAGTGCAGTAGGAGGATTTAATGTAGTTGGAAATGTAACAGCCTCAGGTGATATAAGTTCAAGTGGTCAAATATATGGTACAAATTTTTATTCATATAATAAAGACTTTATGAACTACCATGCAGGTGATGATATATTTAGAGTATCTGCAGATGGAACTCCAGTTGAGTTTTTTACAAGTATAAAAGCTACAAATATAACAGCCTCAGGTAATATAAGTGCAAGTGGTGATATACTCGGAAATGAATATAAAATTGCAGGAGGTGCATTTGGAACTTATCTTTCAATAGTTGATACTATAAGATTAGCAGATCAATCAAAAAAGACAATAATTGATGGAAGTACCATAACATTTTTTGATGCACCAACAAAAATTGTAGGACATATAACAGCATCAGCTAATATAAGTTCAAGTGGAAATATATTAACTAGTGGGGATGTAACTGCTTTAGGAACAGTAACAGCAGCAACATTAGATGCAACAGCAGTTACAGATGGGTTAGCAGCAGCAATAGTTGCAGAAATTGATAACGACGAAATTCCAATTGCTAAATTAGCTGAAGATGCCGTAACAATAACAGCAGGAGATGGATTAAAAACAGGAGGTTCAGTTACTCTTGGAGGTTCAGTTACTTTAGATGTAGATGTTGATGTTATAGCAGGTGTAGGTTTAACAGCAGATAATACAAATGAAGAATTAGATGTATCAGCTGCTCAAACAGGAATAACATCAGTTACAAATACAGGTTTAAAAGTAGGTAGAGCTACTGACGATACTTACATTGATTTTGGAACAGATGATAAAATTCAATTAAAACCAGCTAATGCAATTGCTTTAGAAGTAGAAACAACAGGTATTGACGTAACAGGTCACATAACAGCCTCAGGTAATATAAGTGCAAGTGGAGATATAACAGCCGATGATATTTTTATTCCTAAACTTGGTGGTAAAATTCAATTTGCCGGAGACCCCCAAACCTATATAGGAACAACCGGAACACCAGAACAATTAGAAATACATGCTGATTCAGATATAAGACTTCAACCAGATGAAGATCTAATTATATATCAATCCGGTACTGAATGGGTAAGATTTAGTGGTGACAATAGAGGTCTAAACATAGAAGGAAACATTACAGCTTCAGGTGATATAAGTTCAAGTGGAGATGTAAGTACAACTGGAACTTTACAAGCAGGAAACACAAACATTACAGATCTTACTTTAGGTATAGATGGTTCAACAGGTGGTCAAATAGGAACTTCCTTTGTTATAGGTCCTACTTTACAAGTTGGGGGGACTATAGAAACAGAATATATAAAAATTAAAAATGAAGGTATAGAAGAAGCAGTAATAGGAACTAGTTTTATAGTAGGTCCTTCTTTACAAGTTGAGGGAACTATAGATTCAGATGAAATAACAACAACAGCTATAACAACAACAACTGTAGAATCTCAGTATAATCTTCTTGATGTAAATTCATCAGCATTAAATGGTAGTAAACGTGGAACTATGGGGGACATAGTTAAATTTGGAAACACTAGTACTACAGCGGGTAAAATATATTATTTAAAAAATGATGGAACTTGGGGTGATGCTAATGCTACTAACACATCAGCTTCAACAGGATCTCTTGCAGTAGCTGTAGGAGTTAATTCTTCTACAAGTGGTATGTTATTAAGAGGTATGTGTAATATACACACAGGTCCTTCAGCAGGAATAGGTAATCCAATTTTCTTAGCTACACAGGCAAATCGAGCTCAAGCAGCTGCCCCTGACACTTCAGGAAACATTGTAAGAATTCTTGGACATCAATTTGGTGACGGTGGTACTGCAGATCCTATTTATTATTTTAACCCTTCACCAGATTTTATAGAAGTAGCATAATGGGATATATAAGAGCAATACAAAAATATAATAGCACATCAAATGTATGGGAAACTATACAATCAGGAAATAATACTATATTAAAAACAGAATCTACTAGTAATGTTCCTACTGATGATTCCTCAATTGAATTAATTAATGGAGAATATTATAACGGAGTTTATTATGAAGAAGGAGATTATTTTATAGCAGACTGGGATTACGATAATAATACAGGCTGGTTATGTCCAGACGAAACACAATTTAATATATATAATGCCAACAACTAGTATAGAAGGACCACATAGCACTGGAAATGTAGGCACCGATATTGGTGATGGGGTAAATTATGCTTCAATATCTTCTACTCAAAGAAATAGAGTTAAAGAAAATTCATCAGGCGCTAGTGCTATGGCAGCTACATCTACACCATCAGGTGCAAAATTTTTTAACTTTTTTAATGATAACCAAATACCATTAACCGCAACTATTCTAGGAGTAGAATTAGTATTTGGAACTGACTTTGATGGAACAGGTAATTCAAATATAGGATCTTTTGGTTCAAGTACAGGTACATTTGATGTTGAATGTTATTTACATAATGGAACTTCATACTCATCAAAGTTAACTTTTAAAAGTGTACCACTTACTAGTATAGGTGGTTCTGGAGGTACTTTAAGTAACTCGGACACTACAGCTGAATTTAATGGTGCTAATATTAGATATGTTAATAATTCTTCAGGAGATGATGTAGGATTTGGTGGAACAGATGATTTATCTGGTTTAAGTTGGGATCCTGTAAATCAAGCTGCTTTTGGGTTTGCTCTTACATTTCAAAATGAAAGTAGTGCTATGGTTGCTGGAATTACAAGAGGCTTTGGGTTACGAGTTACATATAGTGATTTTGTAGATCCTAACCCTCCTTATGACAACTCAGGCAGTATTAAATTAAAAACTGGAAATATAACAATAACTTCAGGTAATTTGGTAATTTAATCGATATTTATATATATGGAGAAAACTATGAATTTAGGCAATTGGTTAGCAGATAAGATTATAGCAGAAGAAAAAACTGTTATAAAAACTATTGTCGCTATATACCCTGGCAGATTTCAGCCTATGGGCAAGCATCATGCTCAAGCATATAAATGGCTTAAATCTAAATTTAAAGATGCACATGTTGTAACTTCTGATAAAGTAGATTTACCTAAATCACCATTTTCATTTAATGAAAAGAAAAAAATAATAAATTCTTATGGTATACTAAATATAGTTAAAGTAAAAAATCCATATCAAGCAACGGAATTACTTAAAAAGTACGACCCTAAAACAACAGCAGCTATATTTATGGTAGGTGAAAAAGATGCAAGTAGATTAGGTGGTAAGTTTTTTAGACCTTGGAAAGGAAAAGCAGATGTTGGATATAAAGATGGTGCATATACAATTATAGCACCACATGTATCATTAAAAGTACCAGGTCATGGAGAAATGAGTGGTACAGCAATTAGAACTTCTCTAGGTGCAAAAGCTATTACAGATAAAGAGCGAGCTCAATTATTTAAACATATATTTGGACATATGAAAAATTACAGTTTAATAACTAAAAAATTAGGCATTACAGAATCAATAGCTAATTTTATAGCAACAGGAAAAGTTCAAAAGATAATAATTGAAAATAGTAATATGGCAGGCTCTGAAGTTGATGATGGACCACAAACATGGTATTATAATCAAGCTCACTACAAACAATCAACTAAAGCTATTGCAAAAAAATTAGGAATGCAGGTGCTTGACTATTTATCAGGTGATAATGAAGTATTACGAGAGCCATCAAGGTATAACGCTAATGAAAGACAGCCTTCTTATTATCCTTCTGGTGTACCTGGCAAGACATCAAAAACCAATCCTAAAATATATCGTACTTTAACAGCATTTGGTAAATGGAAGAAAGAACAAGATAAATTAGCTAATACTCTAGGATATGAATTATTAGATTATATGGGTGCAGAAATGTCTGTTGGATATCCAGAACCTAATACCGAAGATAAAACACCTACAAATATTGAAGAGGATATTACTATACCAATTAATATAGGAGATACGGTATTAGGTGGTAAGTTTAAAAATAAGCGTATTGTTGTTAAGCATATAGGAAAAAATGAGAAAGGTGATATTACTATAAATGGTAGACCTCTTATGAAGTATAGATTAATTGCAGAAGGATTAATTACAGAAGGTGGGGCGTATGGTCACATGTCACATCCATTCGATGATAGAGGATTAACATTTGGAGAATTTAAAGAAATTATTAATATATCATTACAAGGTAAATTAGATCTTGATGCAGCAGCAACAGAAAAAACAGATGGCCAAAATTTATTTATATCATGGAATAATGAACTTCGTGCAGCTAGAAATGCTGGCGATATTAAGCGTGGTGGTATGGATGCAAGGTCTTTTGCTGCTAAATGGAAAGGTAGGGGTAATATAGAAAAAGCTTTTACTTACGCATTTAAAGATCTATCTAAAGCTATACAAAAATTATCTGATAAACAACGTAATAAAATATTTGGTGATGGTAATAATTGGATGAATATGGAAATAATGTATCCTGCATCGCAAAATGTTATTGTTTATGATGCTCCAAACTTACAATTCCACGGAGTACTTAAATATGAAAAAGGCGTACCAGTTGGCACAGTTAAAGATGGTGCAAGAATACTTGCTGGAATGATTAAACAGGTAGATGCTAATATACAAAAGAATTTTAGTATTATTGGTCCACAAGTTCTTAAAGTTGATCCACATCAAGATTTTGGTAAAAAGATACCTTATTTTACATCCAAATTAAAAAAGCTAATGTCTAAATATAATATGAAAGATTCACAAACGTTTGCAGAATATCATCAAGTGTGGTGGGAAACGTACATTCAAAAGAATTTCAAGAATCTTGATACACGAACTAAAATGGGACTAGTTAAAAGATGGGCATTTCACGATAAGTCGTTTAGATTAAATAAACAAAACTTTAATGATGCAGATCTATTAGCTAAAGTTATAGAGTTTGATAAACAAAAACATAAAGGCACAGTACAGGATACAATGAAACCATTTGAGGTATTATTCTTTGAATTAGGTGCTGAGGTACTAAAAAATGTACAAGGGTTTTTAACCGTAAGTCCTGATAAAGCAGTTCAACATATTAAAAAGCAGGTATCAAAAGCTATTAGTGATGTGCGTAAAGGTGGTGATATTAAAAAATTAAATCGTATGGGTCAACAGTTGAGCAAGCTAAATGCAATTGGTGGATGGAAAGCTGTTATTCCATCAGAAGGCTTGGTATTTATATATAAAGGCAAAACTTATAAATTAACCGGTGCATTTGGTCCAATAAATCAAATTGCAGGTATGATGACGTTTTAGGGAAGTTATGAAAAAAGGTATTACAAAAAATAAAGTTCAGAGAATGAGAAATATTATCTCTGGTAATTATAATGCAAAAAGCAAAATAAGTAGTGGTTATACAAAAAGAAATGTAACCCGTAAAGAGGGTGATATTTGGGAAGAGCGTGGTAAAGAGTGGACAATTAAGAATGGTATACGTAGAACGGTAGATAAACTTGCATACGCGAGGAAAATAAATAAAATACCATTTACATGTCCTAAATGTCCTAAAACATTAAACCACCCTGCTCATAGAAAAATGTTTAAGAGGTGGGGTATGTGCCTTACATGTGTAGTAAAGTGGGAGCAAGAAATGCAAGCGAATGGTACTTATGATGAGTGGCATGCGCAATTTGATACAACCAATTTTAATGCTTTTATAAAAGATATTAAAGGTGAATATGAAGAATGGTTAGATAAGCGAAATTCAAAACACTATATTAGTGAAGCAGGAGATATTGAAGATTGGGGTGGTGGTAAAACAGATAAAGAACTAACAGAAGAATTTAACAAATCTTTAGAAGATGCAATGGAGAAGCGAAATGCCAAGATTGACTAATGAACACTTGCATAATGAAATAAATTTAGTTAAACAAGAGTTAGAGTATGTTAAGAGAAATCAAGATAAAATGCAACAAGATTTATCTATGATAAAGGAAAGGATACTTAATCCGGATGAGGGTGCTATTGCTAGAGTAAATAAAAATACACAATTTAGAAAATCAACAACTAAAGTATTGTGGTCAATTTGGATTGCGTTGATTGGAATTTTAACTAAAATGATTTTTTGGGATTAATTATGAAAATAAAAGACTTAATAAAAGAAGAAGTACAAAAGATGTTAGAAGCATCTATGACAAAAGGATTTAGAAAAGCAGTAGAAGCTCTTCAAGATATTCAACTTAAACAACAACAATTGCGTAAAGCTTTTGTTGCTGAAAAAGATCCTAAAAAGAAAGAAAAATATAAACAAGCATTAATAAAGATGCATAAAATTGTACAAAAAGTAGAACTAGATTTCAACAGAGCTATATCAAATGAACCAGTTGAGTTAGAGGAAACTTTATTTGAAAGCAAAATGAAAATAAACAAGAATGTATATAGAGATTTTGATGAGTTAGAAATATCTCAGGATAATAGAGTCCAGTTTAAAAAACAGGGAAGCAATTATCTTGTAAGATATGTTAGTTCAAATTCATATATGGATGATGATATTATGAAGATCTTACCTAGAACAGGTGAAACAAGATTTGCAGGTAGATATTATTATACATATGATGATAATCTTAATCCTATAAAATTAAACAAATCAAAGTTTAATAAATTATTATCTGCAATTGATAAAGGATTTAAACAACATGCTAAATCATTTGCTGATTTTTATGCAAATAGACAAGTTGCTGATGGTGTTAACGAACTTGATGTAAGAAAAGTACACGGTGATAAAAGAATAGAAAATCCTAAAACAGGTAACAAGGTAAAATTAAGAACTGCATTGAAAGGTAAAAAAGGTTCTAAAGTTTACCAAACAGCAAAAAAAATATATAATAGGTTAAAAGATGGAGAATAAGTTATGAAAAAGCTATGGTCATATATAATAGCTGGAGGTGCTTTATTAGCAGCAATACTATGGGCATCCAGTACTACTAGTAAAAAGAAGTTTAAAAAAGATCTTAAAGATAATAAAAATAAAATAAAAGATGTAAAAAATAAAACTGAAGAGGCTAAACAAGAGAAAAAGAAAATTAACGAAAAGATTGTTAAGCAAGATAAAAAAATTAAAGATATAAAAAAGAACGTTAAAACAACAACTTCAGCTAAAAAAACAATTAGTAATTTTGAAAATAAATACAGGAGTAAAAAGTAATGAAAAAAATAATTTATATACTAGGAATTATATTACTTGCTTCATGTGCTACTCCTAAAAAGTGTTGTGCACAAGATAAAATTATTAAAATACCACAATCAGAATTAGATGCTTTCTTTTTAGCAGTAGATACTCTTGAGCAACAAGATTCTATAAAAACTATATTAATTGCTGAACTCGAATTACAATTGCTAAATAAAACTAATTTAGAATTCACTAATAAAACAATTTTACTAAATCAAGGATATGAAATTGAGATGTTAAACGATCAAATTAAATTATACGAAGATAGGTTGAAAATAACAGACGCTTGGTATAACAAACGATGGTTTGGTATAGTTGTAGGGATTGCTGGTACATCAACTGCTATTTATCTTGCAGGTCAGCTCTAATAATATAACTTTTATATATTTATATATATGGCGAAAGATATTAAACAAATAGTAGCAGATGAGTATTTAAAGTGTGCAAAAGATCCTGTGCACTTTATGAGAAAGTATTGTAAAATACAACACCCTACCCGGGGTAAAATTAACTTTGATTTATATCCATTTCAAGAAAAAGCTCTCACGCAATTTAAAGATA